GTGCTCACAGATACCAAACTGAAAAACCTCAAACCTCGCGATACTCTTTACAAAGTTGCTGATCGCGATGGCCTCTACGTTGCCGTTACCAAAACAGGTGTTATCTCCTTCCGTTACGATTACCGGATTAATGGCCGCCGTGAAACACTCACTATTGGTAAATACGGTGCCGGCGGAATTACACTGGCTCAGGCGCGAGACGAGCTTATTGCGGCAAAGAAGCTGGTTAATGCCGGTATATCCCCGGCTTCGCAAAAGAGAGAAGGAAAGCGATTAGTCAAAGACGCTGAAACCTTTTCCACGTTCATCGAAAAATATATGCAGCATGTGACGCTGGCAGAAAGCACCAGGGCTATGAAGGAGGCAATCATCCGGCGCGATATTCTTCCAGCGCTTGGTCGGAAGGTAATGGCAGAAATAACGCCGTCAATGGTTAGGTCAATGTGCGACCGTATTCTGGAGCGCGGAGGTAACGCCACAGCGATACAAGCTCTGGAAATGGTGAACAGCGTATACCGATTTGCAAACGATCGTGGACACCAATTTGTTAATCCGGCACAGGGCATCAAACCAAAAACGCTGGCGACATTCAGGCCCCGTGAGCGCAGTTTATCTCCGGAAGAAATGGGGATTTTTCTGCGCGCCCTTGAAGGCACCACGGCAATGGCAACTATGAAGCTGGCTGTTCGCCTAATTGCTTTAACGCTGGTGCGCAAAAGCGAGGCATTGTTGGCGCACTGGGATGAGGTCAATCTTGATGGCAGGATATGGACAATACCGGCACAGCGCATGAAGGGTTCACGACCGCACGTGATTTATCTTTCACGCCAGGCTATTTCACTGATGAAAGAGATGAAGATCCATGGCTGCGGAAGCGAATTGTTGCTGCCTGGCCGATACCGATTGGACAGACCGCTATCAAACGCAGCGCTGAACATCATGCTTCCAAATATCATCGAACGTGCTGCGAAAGCGGGCGAGAAGATATCTCACTTCACCATTCACGATTTGCGCCGTACTGGCAGCACGTTGCTTCACGAAGCTGGATACCCGTCAGACTGGATAGAGAAAGCACTGGCGCATGAACAGCGCGGGGTGAGGGCGGTTTACAACAAAGCGGAGTATGCACGCCAGCGAGAGTATATGTTGCAGCAGTGGGCCGATATGCTGGATAACTGGAAAGCCGGAGATCATTACGACCTGGTGCCTTTTTCTCCGGCAAAGTTCGAGAAATGGATGGAGGAAAAATAACCCGCCGTAGCGGGTTATGGCTCTAACTTAAAATCATCATCCCACAGCGAGAAAGTTTGCATCCTGTTGTGGGAGAGGATGTATGAGATCCCGTCAGACATTGAGCTTGGGCGCTCAAACTCAAGCATAAAAACATCGTCGTAAGCACGCCCGAGCCACCACCCTCCGCCATACTCCCGCGCGCGCTGAATTAACACCCAACGCCCAGGTGTAATTCTGTAATATTCTTCGCCGCGGTAAATGACCAGGTAATCGGAATCCTTGCTCATGCCCATCACCAAAATATAAGCTGTATGCATATACAGTAAAATGATGGGCTCAGTCTGTCAATTTATCAGATGAATGTGTCCGCCGGTTCCCCATAGCTGGCTGCGGCCTCGTTTGCTTCGCGCCGCAATCCCAGGAAGTAGCCTACCGGGTCCCACGCTTTGATAATGGCGTCCAGCTCTTTCTGGCTGTGCCACGTTGTCAGGCGTTTTTTGAGAGCTTTTGCGCATGCCGTGACATTGGCGCGCGTCGGGCCCGCCAGTTTCATGCACAGACACATAGTGATGAGCAGGTCGGAATATTCATCCGATGCTTTCTTCAAATCTGCCGGGTCAATACGCTGTTGCATCTGCTGGATATGGTGCTTCTGGCTCATGCTTTTTCCTTCTGTTTTACCTTATCTGCTGCTGCTCGGCGGCGCTCGATGCCACGAATTAAACGCTGCGCTCCGTCCTCGACAGGGCAGCGTCGGGAGTCACCCAGCGCGCGAATTACGCTTTCTCGCTCATAGCGATCACAATCAGCGCGTGTCATGCTGCCACCGATTTAACGACCGGGATTGCGCAGCCCGGCAGCAACTGAACCACCGGGCCTTCGCACTGATTACCCCACACGTCAAAACCGTGCGAAGACTGGCGAGCGAACAGCTCTATGCGCGGCACATCGCCCAGCAGCTGCACCAGTTTTTCTCGCACGCAGTCCGGTTTCTGCGAGTGCGCCAGGCGCGGCTCCGTGAATGACTGGATGATCCCGGCATTCATGCGCTCAGGTAACTTGCCGCGCACGGCAAACAGGCAGTCTTCGCTGTTGGCGCGCGTCATATGACCCATCCCCATGACGAGCTTGTCGGCCTGCCGGCTGCCGCATTTATTCCAGGTGAAGCCCTTCATGGTCATCAGTCTGAAGCCCCATGCCTCGACAACCTTCAATGCTTCGACCGGCTGCGTCGGCACCCACCACATAGCAAGCAGGCAGTCTGCGGCGGCCAACTCCCAGACCGGGAGGCGGCAGATATCCTGCACGCCCATTACCGGATATTTGAACCCGGCGCCGCGGTCGCCGTCGGCCGCTTTGTCGCGGTATGCCCAGGGCGGATCTGCATAAATCAGGGTGTATTTACCGGTCATGCAGCACCGCCTTTCACGAAAATTACCCAGTGAGTTTTGTCGGATTTTCCTGTGCGTTGCCAGATAGCGGGCTTCTCGTCCGTGAGTTCAAGAATCTGGCGAACAGGTATCTGCGTTTCGTTCCATTTGAAAATGAGCACGCCGTGTGGCCGCAGTACACGAAACGCCTCATCGAACCCGGCTCGCAGGTCATCACGCCATGTTTTCGGGTTTAGTCTTCCGTACTTTTTACCCATCCAGGCTTTTTCACCGACGCGCTCAAGATGCGGGGGATCAAATACCACCACAGGGAAGGAGGCATCACAGAACGGCAGCGAGCGGAAGTCGGCGATTACGTCCGGGCTGATAACCAAGCTTCGTCCGTCGCAGAGGGTGTGCTGCTCAACGCGGATATCGCTGAAAATCGCGCGCTCGTCTTGCTTGTCGAACCAGAACATGCGAGAGCCGCAGCACATGTCGAGAATTGATGCTTCACTCATGCTGCCGCCTTTTTAATCTGGTTGTGAAGCGCTTCGGCGATCCGCTGCGCTTTTAATGGGTTGGTGATTACGCTGCCGTCGGGAGTAATCCAGCCGCGGCGAACCGGTGAGTACATCATCAGGACGCTACCGACCTGAATATCATCGTGCGAATTGGTCATAGCAGCCCCCACATATCTGTTATCTGGCCCGCATTAACGCCGCAGTAATGCTCCCGGCGCGCGCAACCGCGCGTAATGCAGCGCTCGCGGCGCATGGCGATCCGCTGGCGCTCAACGTCGCCTACGGCGGCATCCAGGCATTTCAGCCAGAGCCCCGCTGCAACACGGAACAGGCCTTTAGCCTCCAGCTCCAGCGCTCTCTGCTCAATGGCCTGCGCGGCTGGAGAGGTTGCCACCTGCGGGCCCAGGCGGCGGGTAACGTAATTTTCGTGGTAACGCTCAAGCCGGGTTTTCGATTTCATTTGAGCCATCCATCCTGAGTGAAAATTGCCGCGATGAGGTACATCCATGCGGCGATACCGGCCAGGTACCAGTACAGACCTGACCATTTTTGCCAGTGCCGGGTGATGGCCGTCATGCAGCGCTGCTCACCGGGCGGAAAACTCGCTGCTCAACGGGAGGCTTTTTTCCCCCGAACACCGACGGGCTTTTGGCCTTACGCTCTTCAAGCCATTCGCTGATCTCGTCAGCATCCCAGGCGCAGCGTTTGTCAGTGATGTACCAGCGCTTCGGGAACTCGCCTTTTTTCTCCAGCGCATCGATAGTGCTGATCGACAGCGGGACAACCTCTAACAGCTCTTTCTTTCCGTATGCTCGTTTCATTTTTTTCTCTCTTAGCAGGTGGCGGCGCGCCGGGCGCCGCGTTTGATTTCAATTACTGCGCTGCGGTCATTTCTTCGCGGCGCAAGGAATAAACGTCGGTGGCTTTATCGAGATGCTCCTGATGGCTCGCCAGGCGCTTTGCAACAGCTGCATAGGTGGAATCAAGATCGGCCACGTCACTCGCGTTACCAGCGTATTCAGTGAATCCAGCCAGCAGCTCGTCAGGTGTGCGCTCATTGCGCGGGCGGTGCTGCGCAGCAGGTGCGTCGTTTTGCGATGTATTCTTGAGAATCAGGCTGTTCACGCTGCGGGCGTCGACGGCCGGCGGCGTGATATCGCGCTCAACGCGCGGGCGGCTCTCTTCCAGCTCGTCAGGGGTGTAAACACCGAGCAACACATCGGGCGCATGCAGACGAGCCCAGCGCTTCGTGCAGAGGTAGGCCAGCTGCTGGCGCGGATCGACTTCCCAGTTTGGCGAGTTGCGCACGCCAGCCTGCGCCATACTGATAGTCAGCTCGCGCGGTTCGGTTTCGCCCTTGAGCGTTGCCCACACGGTTACGGTGAGGTTGGGGGATTTGTCTGTCTTACCGCTCACTTTCGACCAGTCACCATCCCAGCGGTAATTCAAACGAGTAGCCAGCAGGCTGGATGACGAGACAACAGCGTTGACCAGCTGCGCCTCATAGCCCAGGGCGCCGTTAACGACGTGTGTTTTCTGCGCCACAGCAAACGGATTCATGCCCCACTGCGCCGCCTGCATTGTCACTGCCAGGCAGTCAGCAGTTTTACCAGCCAGATGCGCAGGCACGGTCGCCTTGCTCTGCGACATCAGGTCAGCGAAGCGCACCAGTTGGTTGAGTCCTTCCGGGCTGAAAATCGCCGCAGCGGTGCCAACGGTGGCGCCAGGCTGCGCGGTTAAAGTGATATCGTTGCTCATGCGTACATGTCCTGTTTACGTGCCCATTCCGGGCGTTTAATGGTTTCAATACCGCCGACTTCGTCGCTGGTGCGGTAATGGTGATAAGCGGTCAGGTCGCGCCGGAACAGACGAAAACCTTCGTCTTTGTCGTAAGCATCCAGTTCGAATACACGAACCGGATAGCGGCCGCAGTCGATCGACTCGCTGACGGCGATGAAAAAGAAGCTGTGCGGCTCGCCGGTCGTCTGCTTTGCTCCCTCGCAATACATCGCGTCCTGCACGTGATATCGGAACTCGTCGATGTGTCGCGCGAATCGTGACATGTCACTGACCTTTTTCACGTCAGCCATCACGGGGAACTGCGCGAGACGCTTATCGGGACGAATGCGGCACAACTCGCCTGTCTCTTCGTCAATCCAGTAGTGCGATGCCTCGCAATCGCCTTCCTGTTCAAGCAGCCAGCGCGCCGCCGGGTGAGCAAACGCGCTGTCGCGCATCAGCTGCAATTTCCGACCTTCTTCGGCGCTCAGGACCGTCATGCCCATTCCGGCGACCTTATTCATGAACGCTGCCTCTTCCTCCTTCCCGGCATTGCTACGGCGGTTAAACTGCGGCGCCACAATGAAGCGTTTGTCGAATTCTTCCGGTTCCAACAGCAGGCAGTGCAGGGCGGTTCCCATATCAATCGCCTGGAGCTTTTCGGTATCGACCGGCGCATTCTTCTGCCATGAAAGAAGTGCCGGGTTGATTGCCACCAGGTCGAGCTGCGACTTACTCACGCCGTCACCGGCGTGATAAGACTCGTTTGGGATGTCGCGGTAGATGCCAGGTTTCACGCTGCATCCCTCGCGCCGTCGATTTGGTCAGCCATATCCCAGCGCGCCGCGACGCCGGAAAGCTCACGCAGCAGCGCGCCGATGATTTCCGTGGCTTCAACGTCTTCAAGCACATGAGTGATGATTTCGTTGCGCATGCCGGCAGCCTGCCAGGACTCGCGGATCACTTTGTTCAGCGCGCTGTTGCTCAGCGCCGCGTCCAGCTCTTCCTGCCGCGCTTCCACCTGCTTGCAGATGCAGTAATCGGCGGACATTTGCTCGATGATTTTTTCCATCTTTGCAATCTGTTGAAGGTTCATTGTGAGTACCCCGTTAATCGTTCAAACCCGGCTTTCACCATCTGCTCAAAGTTCATCGTGAAACCTTCACGCGGCTTATCGACAGATACGAAACGCCATTCATAACCATTGGCCTGCCGGTAAACCCGGTACGGTCTGCCGTTCACGTCGACCGTTTCCTCAGGCGCGCATTTCTCTTTCAACACTGCGGGCCTCCCTGGTTATGAATGCCCACTCGACCGCCTCGCGCAGCGTTCTGAATTTCCAGCTCATGAGCCCGGAAATCGTCACGCAGTGCCAACCGTTTATGATTCTCCACTGCATTTCCGCACCTCAAATGTTTACCAAATTGGTAATACTCTTGGTTATAGGTAACCCGGAACGCGTCCGGCGATGGGTAATCAGAGAGTTTTTACCGCCTCAATGTTTACCTTTAAGGTAATACTGAACCGGTTTTAAAAGAGAGTCAATAGATAGTGAGAGAAAAAAATTACCAAAAAGGTAACTATATTCTTTGTGCCTGAACGGCTATTGAGGATTTGGGCTGTGTGTAGTTGTGCTAACGCGGCGTTTTACGCCTGCTTATCGTTCTGGTTCTGAGACATCACGAAATCAATGAACGTGCGGATCTTGTCTTTTTCCTGCTGCGGCAGCGCCGCGTACAGTTTGTGGTCGTAACTGATAAGGCCCGGCGCTTCCGGCGGCAGGATCATTTCATACGCCTGGCGCCCGAACGACTCTGCAATCGCTGCCAGATTATTGACGGAGATGCTGCTCTCGTTTCGCAGCAGGCGGTTAATTGTTGCCTGGCTGACGCCGGAAGCAGCCGCCACTTTCTGCTGAGAAAGCCCGTCAGCATCCATCCACTTTTTTAGGATGCTCGCGGCCAGCTCGCTGGTGTTTGTCGGGCCAGTATCGCTTTCCTGGTTTTCCAGCATATTAGCCAGCTGGTGATCGACGTCCAGCCAGTGGGATTCGACGCGCGCGGCTTCTTCAATGCGGCGGGCAACTTTATCGCCGATATTCTTCGCGCCGCTCTCCCACCGGGAAACCAGGTTCTGCTGAATCTCCAGCCGCTCCGCCAGGCGGATTTGTTTTCCGTCGAAATAACGCCGCAGAATTTCCTTTAAATTTTCTCGCCGTATCTCATGAATACTTTTCATTTCTATTAAATTATCTCTTTTTTGGATTGTTAACTTATTAAATTAAAAGAGATATTACCAAAAAGGTAAATGCACCAAAAAGGTAATAATGTTTGATTTTTACACCCAAAAGGTAATAATCTTGAGGTAAATAGATACTGTGAGAAAAAAATTTATGGCAATCGAGCAGAAATTTGATTTCAAGAAACACTGGCTGAGCCTGGACCAGGCGGGCCGGGAGGCGTTCGCTCTGGATGCCGGGACGACAGCCGGGTATATCGCTGCGCATTACTGCGGGCGCCGTAAGACGCCGACTAAGGCACGGATGGAAAAGCTTTTTAAGGCGTGCAAGCAGCGCGGTTGGCTGACCAGTAAAAACGACCTGGTCCAGTTCTTCTACAGCTGAAAACCCCACCAAAGACGCAAAGAGGCTGCCTTATGGCGGCCTTTTTTATGCGCCAAATACCATAAAGGTAATATTTATCCGTTTACGGTTGATCTTTTCGTGTGCTCAGGCAAAATTACCAAAGATAAATAACAAAGAGGGCGACGAAATGGAGCGTATCACCCAGGCGGAAGCGCTGGATAAAGGTCTTACTCGCTTCTACACCGGCCGGAAATGCATCCACGGCCATTACAGCGAGCGCTACACCATCAGCGGCGAGTGCGTGCAGTGCAACAATGAGCGGGCGAAACGCGCAGCTCAGGCGCGCTCACAGAAGCTTAAAGCCGCCCGAAAGGCACGGGAGGCAGCATGATTCCCGCCGCGTATTACAACGAAATTGATCCGTATGCAGCTCAGTGGCTGCGCAATCTGATAGCCGCCGGCCATATCGCGCCGGGCGACGTTGACGAAAGGAGCATTGAAGATGTCACACCTGACGACCTGCGAGGATTCACGCAGTGCCATTTCTTCGCCGGTATCGGCGTCTGGTCCCACTCACTCCGCCTTGCCGGATGGCCTGACGATAAAACAGTCTGGACAGGCTCCTGCCCGTGCCAGCCTTTCAGCGCGGCAGGCAAAGGCGATGGGTTTGCTGACGAGCGGCACCTTTGGCCAGCCTTCTTCCACCTCATCAGCGAGTGCCGACCTCAGTATGTCTTTGGCGAACAGGTTGCAGCAGGTAACGCAAACGCATGGTTCGACCTTGTTCAATCAGATCTGGAAGGAATGGGATACGCCTTCGGGCTTGTGCCGTTTACGTCAGCGAGCATCGGCGCGCCGCACATCAGAGAGCGGGCCTACTGGGTGGCCAACTCCAACAGCAGCCTCTGTGACAGGCGCTGGAGCGACCGGCAGACAAGGTGGCCTGAACATCCAGACTGCGGTTACGCTGGCGGGATGGGTGACTCCAACGTCACGCGACTGGAAAGACACAGTGGGGATGACGGCGCAGCGGGATGGCAAGGACAGGCTGGATCAACTGCCACGGCAGGCGTTCATGACGGGGTGGCCCACGCCGCAAGTATCGCAAATATCAAACGACACGGCGGTTCAGATGAGTTCGGACGGACGGGAAACACCGAACAAAATCGGATGGGCGGCGAGTCTGTGCGGGCCCTTGAGGTTAACGGTTTTTGGCGAGATGCGGACTGGCTCTTATGTCGAGATGGCAAATGGCGTCCAGTTGAACCCGGCACATTCCCGCTGGTTGATGGGGCTGCCGCACGCATGGGACGAGTGCAGCCCGCACTGGCAAGAATGGCAAGCCTCAACAGGCGAGGGCGCCTGAAGGGCTACGGCAACGCCATAAACGCGCAAGCCGCTGCTGAATTTATTCGTGCTTACATGGGGGTAGCCAATGGCGCGCATCCGCACAATTAAGCCAGAGTTCTGGACTGATGAAGATCTGTCAGAGGTGTCAGAGGCAGCCTGTCTGCTGGCTATCGGGCTTCTCAATTACGCCGACGATGAAGGCTATTTCAACGCAAACCCGAAACTCGTTAAGGCTGCTGTTTTCCCGATACGGGAGCAGTCCGGTAGCATTCCGGTACTGCTACAGGAGCTTTCCAGCGTTGGTTATATCAGCCTTTTTTCAGGCGCCGATGGGAAGATCTACGGGCTTGTGAATAACTTTCTCAAGCATCAGGTCATAAACAAGGCAAAGAAGAGTGTAATCAAGGATTTATGCACTATACCGTATGATTACGGTAGCAATACGGTACAGATACCGCCTGGAATGGAAAGGAATGGAAAGGAACAGGGAAAGGAAAACCCCCATATAGCGCGCGAAGAATTTTCAGCTGTGGAAAACTTTCAAGGAAAAAAAACATCGCCAGAGCCTGACCCCGGCGCCGGAAACTTTGTTATGGATGGCTACGTGCCACCAGGCGGATCCGGGCACATGGGTAAATTCGCGATATCGCCGGACTGGAAGCCCGACCCCGATTTCAGGAAGCAGGCCGCGATATGGGGCATCCAGCTGACGAAAGAGGTGACCCCCCAGGAGCTGGCATCGTTCATCGACTTCTGGCAGGCAGAGGGGAAGGCATTTCACCACACCCAATGGCAGCAGAAGCTGGCGCGCAGTGTGCAGCAGAGCCGGAACAGAGTTAACGGCAGGGCTGGGAGAGACGTTAACGCGATACCAGAGCCAGAAGACGAGATCCCTCCAGGCTTCAGGGGATGATTTTTTGTTGCGTGACGTGTTTACCAAAATGGTAATTTTATTTATCTGTAACGCTTGAAATCTATTCGTAAAAGTATCAGTATTACCTTTAAGGTAAAGGCTCAAGGAAACCAACATGGGCGTGATTATCGGGATTGACCCCGGCTGTAGCGGGGCGCTGGTGGCAGTAGACGAAAAAGGCGAATACGTGGCGCACCTGAACATGCCGACCATCAAAGTCGGCAGCAAGGCGCGGGTTAACGGCGCGCAGCTGGCGGCCTGGCTTCAGTCGTGGAGCATCAGCCATGCGTATCTTGAACAGGTCGGCGCCATGCCGGGGCAGGGAACCGCGAGCATGTTCACGTTCGGGCATGCAGCAGGCATCGCCGAAGGGATTCTGCAGGGGGCTCACATCCCCTACACGCTTGTGACGCCGCAGGCGTGGAAAAAGGCCGCTGGCCTCATCGGCAGCGACAAAGACGCGGCGCGGAGCCGGGCAATTCAGCTGTACCCGGCACTCCGCGCGCTGGATGCAAAAGCCAAAGGGCAGGCCATCGCCGACGCGCTTCTGATCGCACGACACGGCTTAATGCTTAAGTCCTGATTTGTCAGATGATTAAAAAATCAATACGGGTGAATTATGCACAGTGAAAACAATGAGTTAGTGAGAGCGGGGCATGAGCTGGCGAAGTGCCTCGACAACGAGCCGCTGATTGATATCGCGAAGCTGCTGAGCAAGATGGCGACTCAGTTGGATGTGACCACCGCCGCGCTGCGCGAAAAGATGAAGCAGTGCGAGCAGTTGGCTGCGGAGAATGCAAAGCTTGCTGATTGCGCAAACTTCTATCGACTCGGATTTAAGCCGGTAAGGGGCAATTTTGGTATTGAGTATCGACCGACAGAGCAATTGCTTGACGATTGCGGCAATACCGCGCTTGAAGCCATCCAAACCCCAGCCACTGACGCATTCCTGCGCGAAGTAAGGGCTCAAGGGGTTGAAGCGTATGCTGACAGCAAATACTGCCAGGAGGAAAGCCAGTCTGGCGCTCATGAGTTCGCAGTCGAGCTGCGTCAAGGCGGTGCCGCATGAACACAGCAAAACTGAAAGTGACGGCGGGCATCAATCTTGAGACAGGGGGTGAAGCGTGAGCGAAATAAGCAAAGAGCGCGCGCAAGAAATTTTCCTGGGCAATGGCCCTGAGCCTACTGTGGCAGAAGAGCGGGAGCTGGCGCGTATAGCGCTGGACTGGCTGGCGATGCGGGAAATACTCGACGGCGTGCCGCAAGAGGCGATTGACGGCGGCTGGACTGCGCGCGGTTTGAGTGATTACGCAAAACAGCTCGAAACCGAGCTGGCTGCGCTGCGGGAGCGGGCGGAGCCTGTTGCCTACGCTGACCCACAAGCGTTTCGCAATTTCATGGCTGGTACGGCGACAAAGGAGTGGATGTGGGCGCGACCAGACGCAGGGCTCGTTCCCGTATTCGTGGAAGCACCGCCCGCGCCGGTTGTGGCTGATGAGATTACCGCAGATTTCAAACTGGTCAGCAGAAAAAAATGCATGAAGTGCGACCAGACGGTATTCGGCTACACAGTGAATGGTCTGTGTGAAGAATGCTATATGTCCGAACAGGCCACTCCTGTTTTGCCTGAATGCCTTGAGCGGCTGCTTAAACATGCTCATGGGCTTACATTAGGCACCGACTGGAATGCGGGAACGGCAGCAAAATTTCACCGCGACCCGCTTATCCAGGCAGTTAAGGACTGCCGCGCCATTTTCACGCGTCAACCGCTCTCGGTAGATGTGCTGGCGGGAGACCTGCGCAACGCTCCGCTCGCGCCTTCAGACAATCAGGGGCGTCAGCGCGCGCCGGTTGCTGCTGGATGGATAGCGTGCAGCGAGCGGATGCCAGAACGCGAATACGTTTTAGCGGCTGACTTTAGCGGGGCGTATTACCTGCCAAGCCTGCCAAATACGCAAGTCGGCATTTACGCGGATTGGTTTGAAGACGGTAAACCATCGTGGGACGACGGCGACGGCAATGACCTTCACCTCAAGCAGGTTACCCACTGGATGCCGCTACCGGAAGCGCCGGGCAAGGAGGGGTGATGATGGGTGAGTGGCTTTTAATTTTAACTCTCATTGGCCCTACGGGGGTTTCTATTCAGAAGGCAAACTTTGCAACTGAGGAGGCGTGTTTAAAGGCTGCCAAGGCATGGAATGATGATGTCAAAAAAATAACTCGTGACACCTATCAAACTTGCGTTAAGACTTCAGGAGTTGGAAGTAATGGCTAAATCCGCAGCAGAGCGCAAAGCGGCGCAGCGCGCCCGCCAGGCCGCCGCTGGTGGCCGCAAACTTGAGATGGTGCTGGACCAGCAGGAGCTCGACATGGTGGCGCGTAACTGCGCCGCCCGCCGCCCCGGTAAAGAACCGTATGAGCTCAACGAATACATCGCGATGCTGATCCGCCAGGATGACGCCCGCCTGAAAGAGCTGGTGGCTAAACTGGCCGGCAGCCAGTGCGGCAAGTGCGGCGACGCGCTGCCGGTCGACAGCTGCCCGTGCCAGGGTGATTCGCAGTGCTGGACTACAGCCGGTTGGCATGAGCTTAAATTAACCGTGTGACATGTCACGCCATCGAATCGGAAACGAATTAACCGCCTCTACGGCGGTTTCTTTTTGTGTGATAGTATTACCAAAATGGTAATAGGTTTGAGGTTGATATCATGGCCGAAGGCGCGGGAAAGCGAAAATCCACCAAATTTAAACCGTTAACGGATATGCAGGAACGCTACTGCCAGGAGTACGTGAAGACGCCGGACGCGCAGGGCCAGGCCGCAAAGCGTGCCGGGTTCTCTAAGTATGACAACGCCGCCATGCGCATGATGAAAGACGACCGTATCCGCGACCGCATCGCCGAGTTGATGGAAGAGCGCAACAGGCGCCTGCGCGTCAGCGCCGATTATGTGCTGATTCGCCTGGTGGAAATCGACCAGATGGACGTGCTGGATATCCTGAATGACGACGGCAGCCTCAAGCCGATCCGCGACTGGCCGAAGGTATGGCGCACATCGCTCAGTGCGATGGATATCAACCGGCTTCGCATGGCGGGAAAGGATGGAGAGGACGATATCGAGTCCACACTGCAGAAAGTCAAATGGCCCGACAAGGTCAAAAACCTTGAGCTGATCGGCAAGCACGTAGACGTCAACGCGTTCAAAGAAGTCCATGAGCACAACGTTAACCTGTCACTGGCCGACCAGATGGCGAAAGCCCGCCAGCGCGCCGCAAACAGCAAGAAGGGCGCGACGAAGGTGAAATCCGATGAGTGATGCCGTCGATATTCAGTCGCAGCTGGTGGAAGATATCGCCAGCTTCACGCACGATCCGCTCGGGTATGCGCTCTACGCGTTTCCGTGGGGCGAGCCCGGTTCCGAGCTGGAAGATTCGGAAGGGCCGCGCGACTGGCAGGCGGAAGCGTTCAACGAGATAGGCCAGCACCTGTCCGACCCGGCGACGCGATTCGAGCCGCTAATGATTGCCCGCGCGTCCGGCCACGGTATCGGCAAATCTGCGTTCATCTCAATGCTGATCAAGTGGGGAATGGACACATGCGAAGACTGCAAAATCGTGGTGACGGCCAACACCGAGAACCAGCTGCGCACGAAGACCTGGCCGGAAATCGCAAAGTGGCAGCGCCTAAGCATTACCCGAGACTGGTTCACCGACACCGCCACCGCGATTTACTCCAACGACCCGAACCACACTAAAGCCTGGCGCGCCGACGCTATTCCGTGGAGCGAGAACAACACCGAGGCATTCGCGGGCCTGCACAACAAGGGCAAGCGCATCATCCTGGTATTCGACGAGGCCTCCAATATCGCGGACCTGGTGTGGGAGGTGGCCGAGGGGGCGCTGACGGACGAAGGCACCGAAATTATCTGGGTGGCATTCGGTAACCCGACACGAAATACAGGGCGATTCCGCGAATGTTTCCGCAAATACCGGCACCGCTGGAAGTGCAGGCAGATCGACTCCCGCACCGTCGAAGGCACCAACAAATCGCAGATCGAGAAGTGGGCCGCCGACTACGGCGAAGACAGTGACTTCTTCAAAGTGCGCGTGCGTGGCATCTTCCCGGACGCGTCAGAAACTCAGTTCATCCCGACCGGCATGACTGAAGCGGCGCTGACGCGAATCGTCACCGAGGCGCAGGTGGCGCACGCGCCGGTGATTATCGGCGTCGACCCGGCATACTCCGGCGCTGACGACGCGGTTATCTATCTGCGACAGGGGCTGCACAGCAAACTGCTCTGGCGCGGCAGTAAGACCACCGACGATCTGATTATGGCTAAGCGTATCGCCGAATTTGAGGACAAGTATCGCGCCGACGCCGTGTTTATCGACTTTGGCTACGGCACCGGCCTTAAATCCATTGGCGACGGCTGGGGGCGTGCGTGGACGCTGATCCCGTTCGGCGGCAAGTCAACCGATCCGCAGATGCTGAATAAGCGCGGCGAGATGTACAACAACGTGAAAACCTGGCTCAAGCTGGGCGGAACGCTGGATGAGCGCGAAACGGCGGAGGATTTGTCGGCGGTCGAGTACAAAGTGCGCGTCGACGGCAAGATTGTGCTGGAGCCCAAAGAAGATATCAAAGACCGCCTGGGGCGCTCGCCAGGCTGCGGTGATGCCCTGGCGCTGACGTTCGCATTCCCGGTTTCAAAACGGATGAACCTGCCCGGCCAGCTGCAGGGGCGAACCATCAGCGACTATGACCCGTATGCATAAAAAAATGCCCGCACGGGGCGGGCTAACTGGAAGCAATGAGGGTTGGCTTGTTACAGCGGGAAACCATCGCAATGGCGTCCTGGTGTAAAAAGGGCGGTGGTCAGTAAGGACTATCACAACTGCCACCGCCAACGACTACACACAGCTTGCTACGGGGTATCACGGTCCTGAGGCGTGATTGGGTTGTGGTGGCCGGCGCTGATCTCCGGCTTGCAAATGGACTACCCGTCGTCGCCATGGTGAGCCATTACCTCACCATCTAGCTGATAAGTTAGCGCATCAGCCTGCGCATTCACCACAACGGAAAGAGCACTGCCCTGAATCAAACCGACGCCCGACGCGCTTTTCGGGCATTCAAAGTTCAATGCTCTTACCTGTTGTGTGCTCTGTTTCGCTGAGCCAGCGGCAGGTGATCAGGCTGCACCAATGTGGAACTTATTTTCGGCTTTATGCCCATGCCACAACATTGAAAGCACTTTTGTGGGTGCGGGAAAGGAATCGAACCTTTCTTCGGTGGGAATAACCCACGCGTCAACCAATGCACCACCGACACCCCAAAAATGCTCTCATCGTTGCGTCCTCGTCTCTTCCGAGGTGTCACACCGTGTCGCCAGGATGGTGAGTCCCCTGTTCGTGCAGATGGCTTGCACATTCCGGCTACCCGCTACGGCGCAAAATCAAGGACCGCCCGGACCGCTGCGGCGCATGTGCCAGACGCCATAATCAAACATCGCTAACCGTTACATACAAACCTCCGCTTTCGGGTGTACATGGTAATGATGTTTACCGAAAAGGTAATAATTAACGCACTCAATGTCAATACACTACATCAAATAATTCTTATGTGGTTAAATTGGTAATAATTTAACTGGCATCATGAGGTCGTGAAATGTGCATTGGCAGCAAACCTTCCATTCCTAAAGCGGCTCCGGTTGTTCAGTCCGCACCGCAGGAGCAGGACCAGGCAGTTGTTGACGCTCGCGACGAAGAGACTCGCCGCCGCCGCGCCGCCGCCGGTCGCAACTCAACCATGCTGACTGGTGCGCAGGGCGACACCTCCGCCGCGTCTACCAGCGGCAAAACGCTGCTCGGTCAATAACGGAGCGTCGCTTGATGCCAATGACGAACGAAACCCTGAAAGAGCAACTGACGAAGCAGCTCGCGCAGCTGGAGCAGGAGCGCACAACTTTCGAACCTCACTGGCGCGAACTGAGCGATTTCATTATCCCGCGCGGATCCCGCTTCCTGACTAGCGAAGCTAACCGCGGCGACCGCCGCAATACCAAAATCGTTGATCCGACGGCAACGATGGCAAACCGCACGCTGTCGAGTGGCATGATGTCGGGCATCACCAGCCCAGCCCGCCCGTGGTTCAAGCTGGCGACACCAGACCCGGAAATGATGGATTACGGCCCGGTCAAGCTGTGGCTGGAGACGGTGCAGAACCGCATGAACGACATGTTCAATAAGTCGAACCTGTACCAGTCATTGCCGATCATTTACTCAAGCCTGGGAACATTCGGCACCGGCGCGCTCGCCGTGCTTGAAGATGACGAAGACGTTATCCGCACGATGCCGTTCCCGGTTGGCAGCTACTACATCGCAAACAGCCCGCGTCTCAGCGTCGATACGTGTTTCCGCAAATTTTCCATGACCGTGCGCCAGTTGGTACGCGAGTTCGGACTGAATAACGTCAGCAGCAGCACCAAAAGCGCGTTTGAGAACGGCACCTATGAAAATTGGGTTGATGTAGTGCATGCCGTATACCCGAACATGAACCGCGAAACGGGAAAGATGAATGCCAAAAACAAGGCGTTCCGCTCTGTCTATTTCGAGGTTGGCGGCGATAACGACAAAGTGCTGCGTGAATCCGGCTATGACGAATTCCCTGTCATGGCGCCGCGCTGGGAAGTCAACGGTGAGGACGTTTACGGCTCATCCTGTCCGGGCATGATTGCGCTGGGCCAGGTGAAAGCGTTGCAGCTCGAACAGCGCCGCAAGGCGCAGCAGATCGACAAGCAAACCAACCCGCCGATGATTGGACCAACGTCGCTGAAAACGCAGCGTGTCTCCCTGCTGCCTGGCGATATCACGTATGTCGATCAGGTGACGGGTGCCGAAGGGTTGCGCCCGGCGTACCAGGTGAATCCTAACCTCGGCGACCTGCTCGGCGATATTCAGGATACGCGGCAGCTTATCAACAGCGCCTATTTCGTCGATCTCTTCATGATGCTTCAGAACGTCAACACCCGCTCAATGCCGGTGGAAGCGGTTATCGAGATGAAAGAAGAGAAGCTGTTGATGCTCGGCCCGGTGCTCGAACGCCTCAACGACGAATTTCTCGACCCGCTCATCGATCGCGCTTTCTCAATGATGGCGCGCAAGAACATGCTGCCGCCGCCGCCAGACGTGATGCAGGGGATGCCGCTGCGCATCGAATACATCTCCGTGATGGCGCAGGCGCAGAAAGCTATAGGACTCAGCAGCCTTGAGCGTTTTGTCGGTTTCGTTGGCAACCTCGCAAGCGCCAAGCCGGAAGCGCTGGACAAGCTCGACGTCGACCAGGCCATCGACAACTACGCCGTCATGTCTGGCGTATCACCGACCGTTGTCGTCCCGCAGGAGCAGGCGCAGCAGACCCGCAACGACCGCGCGCAGCAGCAACAGCAGGCTATGGCGCTGCAAACCGGCATGGCGGCAGTGCAGGGCGCTAAAACTCTGAGCGAAGCCAAAACCGCCGATCCGAATCTTCTCACGGCTCTGGCCGGTGCAGTCGGAGGCCAGCAGCAATGACTGATGCATACGACATCTACGCCGAATACCAGCCGTCAGATGAGCAAATCGCACAGCAGAAAATCCTCGAAGAACGAGACGCCGCTGATATCCGCGCCGTAATGGGCACCGAGTCAGGCCGCCGCGTCATCTGGCGCGTTCTCTCTCAGGGGAAGCCGTTTTCGACGACGTTCGCTGGTGATCCATACGTAACCGCATTTAACGAAGGGCAGAGAAACATGGCAGTCGTGCTGATGACGCACGTCATGACCTGCTGCCCGGAATTGTATCTGAAGATGGCCGACGAGGCCGCCAAACAGGAGTGACCATGAATCTGTTTCAACGTCTCTTATTTCGTCGCCTTTGCAATGAGCAGCCTGCCGACGGCGGCGCTGGCGGCGGTGGCGCACCATCTGATGCCGCTGGCTCAAGTGCAGCCGATCAGAATCAGGGCAATGCAGACCAGCAGCCTGGAGCGCAGGCAGAAGGCCAGCCTCAGGATCCGGCAGAACAGAAAACCGATGACGGCGCAGAGCAGCCGAAAAAGGACGAAGAGAAGCCGGGCGAAAAGAAAGGCGAAACCAAAAAGCCCGAAGGCGCGCCGGAGAAATATGAGCTGACTGCGGGCGATGGCGTCGAGCTGGATGCCGCGGCAGTGAAAGAGTTTGAGCCGATCGCGCGTGAGCTGAACCTCAGCAACGAGCAGGCGCAGAAGCTGGTGGACGTTTATGCCTCAAAAATCCTGCCGCTGGTTAATCAGCAGCAACTGGAAGCCTGGCAGAAGCAGGGCGAAGAGTGGCAGCAAGCCATCAAGGCCGACAAAGAAATCGGCGGTGACAAGCTCACGTCGAGCATCAGCGCAGCGCAGCGCGCGATCGACCAGTTCGGCACTCCCGAGCTGAAAGAATACCTGGAAGCGTCCGGGCTCGGGAATAACCCCGCGCTGGTGCGTTTCTGCGTACAGGTCGGTAAAGCCATGTCGGAAGACAATATGGTAACCGGCGGAAATCAAGGCCAGCGTAGTGCGGCCGAAGTGCTCTATGGCAAATAAGAGGAAATAAACCATGGCTGTTAAAGGCTTAAATGCGCTGACGCTGGCGGACTGGGGTAAGCGCGTAGATAACGGCGGGAAGACCGATACGATTATCGAGCTTCTCTCCCAGAGCAACCCGATCCTGGAAGATATGCCGTTCGTTGAAAGTAACTCTCCAACCGGTCACCGCACCACGATTCGCACCGGCTTGCCGGATGCTTACTGGCGCATGATTAACTCCGGCGTGCCGAAGGGTAAATCCACCACGGTTCAGATCACCGATACCATGGGGATGCTTGAAACCTACGCCGAAATCGACAAGTCTCTCGCCGATCTGAACGGAAACACCGCTGAATTCCGTTTGTCGGAAGACCGTGCCTTCCTGGAAGGCATGAATCAGAAAATGGCGCAGACGCTTTTCTACGGTGATACCAGCGTCAACCCGCAGCAGTTCATGGGACTGGCGCCTCGCTATTCCAGCAAATCCGCTGGCAACGGCCAGAACATCATTGATGCTGGCGGCACCGGCACCGACAACACCTCTATCTGGTTGGTGGTGTGGGGCGAAAACACCGTCCACGGCATTTTTCCGAAAGGGCAGAAGGCTGGTTTGTTTATGGAAGACAAAGGTCAGCAGACGCTGCTTGATGCCAACGGTAACCCCTATGAAGGCTATCGCACCCATTACAAATGGGATGCTGGCCTGACATTGCGCGACTGGCGCTACGTTGTTCGCATCGCGAATATCGACGTGAGCGACCTGTCAGTACCTGGCTCTGCCGCTAACATCGTTAACCTGATGATCCGCGCGCTGCACCGCATTCCTAACCGGGGCATGGGTAAGCCGGTGTTCTACATGAACCGCACCGTTGCTCAGGCTCTCGATACTCAGTCTCTGGACAAAGCCTCTCTGGCTCTGACCGTCAAAGAGACCGAGGGCGAGTGGTGGACCGCTTTCCGCGGCGTGCCGATTCGTGAAACCGACGCGATTCTTGAAACCGAATCTCGCGTTGTTTAACGCCTGTCATTAACCGGCGGGCCGCGGGCCCGCCAGAAGGAGATATAGAGATGATCCTCGACAAACTGTTGATGTTCTCCGAAGCGCAGGCGGTTACCGCGTCGGCAGCTTCCACTGATGTTATCGACCTCGGCCCGATTGACGGCACCCGCCGCGATATCGGTGTCGGTGAGCCGCTGGAGTGGTTCGTTACCGTCATTACCACAGCGACCGCCGCAGGTGCTGCAACGGTCAACGTTAACCTACAAACCAGTACGGATAACTCGACCTGGACGACTATCGCGAGTTCTGGCGATCTGGCACTGGCCGCGTTGACCGCTGGCAAGCGCATCGTCTCGCAGAAGGTGCCGCAGGGCGTGCAGCGTTACCTGCGCCTGAACTACACCGTAGGAACCGGGCCGCTGACCGCTGGCGCATTCACCTCCGGCATCAACCTTGACGTAGACGGTAACAACACCTACTACGCCACCCGCTCACGAATCACTGGTTAAGGGTTAGAAGATGGCACAGGAAAAAGCGAAGTACCGCATTCTGCGTCTGTCCTTTATCGGCAATCAGTTGCTGGATGAAGGCGCGGAAATTGAATATGACGGCGAGCCGGGCAGCGCGCTGGAGCCGCTGAACGACGCGGCGAAAGCTGCGAAGAAAAAAGCTGAGCAGAAGGCCGAACAGAAACGAGGTAAATCCACCGCTGCTGACGGCCCGGCGCCGGTCGCCAGTGTTCTGAACCCTGTTGTGCAAAACCCCGAAGGCCAGGTCGCTGGTGGTAATGGCGAAGGCGGTGAAGACGGTGATGGTGGTGATGCCACTGGTGCTGTCAGCGGCGATCTCGCCGCGCTGCGCCAGCAATACGAAGATCTGTTCAACGAGAAACCCGGCAATATGAAGGCCGAGACGTTGCAGGATCGCATTGCTAAAAAACGCGCCGAATTGGGCCTTTAAGCCCCAGTAAAAACAAGGGGCTTCGGCCCCTTTATTGCAGGAGTGGGTTATGGATCTGGTAAATCTCAAAAACGGCACCGACACCTATCAGGACGAAAGCGGCGAAACCAAAACCCGCGATGATTATCCGTGGGGGCTGCGTATCAACCTTGATAATGAAACTCTGAAAAAGCTCGGAGTAAGCATGCCCGCCGTCGGATCGGAAGTGATGATTACCGCCCGTGCGGTCGTTAAGGGCACATCAGTGCGCGATGACGGCGATGAAAAGTATCAGAACGCCGACGTGCAGATCACTCATATGGCAATCGAACCGGCGCAGGCTGAGCAGCTGAAATCAGCCGCTGACACGCTATACGGCGGGGGTAAATAATGGCTTCGGTGGTCGAAATCTGCAATCTGGCGCTGAGCAATATCGGCAGCAGCCGCAGCATCAACAGCCTCGATGAAAAGAGCAAAGAGGCTGACGTGTGTAACCTCCATTTCGAAGCGTGCCGCGATGCTGTCCTGGCTGACGCCGAATGGAATTTCGCCACCAAGCGCGTTGCGCTAGCCGACACTGGCATTGCGCCTCCTGACTGGACATATGCCTATGCCTATCCCACTGACTGCCTGCGAATCATTGAAATCATGGTGCCGGGCGTGCGCTATCCGACTGCTGCCATGCGCATCAATTACGAGACCGGCGTTAACGACGCTGGCACAGGCAAGCTTATCTACACCGATCAACAGGAAGCGCGCCTGAAGTATGTTGCGCGCATCACTGATGTGAACATATTCGATCCGCTTTTCCAGGATGCTCTTGCATGGCGTCTGGCAGCCGCCATCAATATGCCCGTTACCGGCACCGCAGACCTGACGCGTTTTTGCCTTCAAATGTACCAGAGCGTAATCCTCAGCGCCGGATCTCACAGTATGAATGAAAGCCAGGAGCCGCAAGCGCCAGACAGCGAATTCACGACATCGAGGTTGTCATAATGCCAATTAGCTGGATTCAGCCGAGTTTTGCTGGTGGAGAAATTGCGCCGTCGCTTTACGGCCGCATTGACATGGCTAAGTACCAGGTGGCGCTACGCCGGTGCAGTAACTTTATCGTGCGGCAGTATGGCGGGGTAGAAAACCGTCCCGGCACGCAGTTCATCGCCGCGGCAAAATATCCGAACAAAAAATGCCGACTAATCCCGTTCCAGTTTTCAACGGTACAAACTTATGCGCTTGAGTTCGGCGATAAATACATGCGAGTGTTCAAGGATGGCGGGCAGGTGCTGGTCAGCGGTACGAGCAATATCTACGAGTTGGTAACGCCTTATGCCGAAGGAGATCTGTTCAGGCTCAAGTTCACACAGTCAGCTGACGTTCTGACCATCGTTCATCCGAAATATCCGCCGATGGAGTTACGCCGTTACGCACACGATAACTGGCAAATCGTCGCTGTGCAGACTAAAAACGGCCCGTTTGAGGATATTAACGTCGACGAGGCTCAGAAGGTGTATGCCAGCGCTTCGACTGGAACCATAACGCTAACTGCTACATCCTCCATTTTTGGCTCTGAGCAGATTGGTAAGCTCTTTTATCTGGAGCAGCCAGCGGTTGACTCTGTTCCTGTGTGGGAGACGGGGAAAAAGGCTACAGCAGGTGGCATTATCCGGGCCGGTAGCAACTATTACAAAGCTTTGACGACTGGAACCACCGGCACACTGCGACCATCGCACACCGAGGGCGCAGCCTGGGATGGATGGGGTGGAACCGGCGATACCGATACCGGTGTGCAGTGGCAATACCTGCATAGCGGATTTGGCATTGCAAGCATCACCGCCGTTGGGAGCGATAACAAGACTGCAACGGCAAACGTTATTTCTTACATCCCTGAGAATGTTGTTGGTTCAGGACGTCCGAGCTATAAGTGGGCGCGCTACGCCTGGAACGACGTTAACGGCTATCCCGGAACAGTTGTTTATTACCAGCAGCGCCTTTTTTTCGCGGCAAGCACCGCGTTTCCGCAAACCATCTGGGCCAGCCGGATAGGGGATTACAAAGACTTCGGCAAAAACAACCCTATCCAGGATGATGACCGCATCATTTACACATACGCTGGCCGGCAGGTGAATGAGATCCGCCACCTTATTGACGTCGGATCGCTGGTTGCGCTGACGTCCGGCGGAGAATACATCATCACCGGAGACCAGAACAAAACCCTGACGCCGAGCGCGTTCGCCTTTTCCTCACAGGGCTCAAACGGGTGCAGTAACCTGCCGCCGATTGCAGTTGCCAATATAGCGCTATTCGTGCAGGAGAAGGGCAGCGCCGTGCGCGATCTGGCCTATTCTTTCGACGTGGACGGATATCAGGGTAATGACCTGACAATCCTCGCAAACCATCTTTTCCAGAAGCACAGCATTGTGGACTGGTCCTTCAGCACTGTCCCTTATTCGACTGCCTGGTGCTGCCGCGATGACGGAATGCTGCTGGCGTTAACCTATCTCAAAGACCAGCAGGTTTTTGCCTGGGCGCCGCAGCCGACTGACGGCTCTTTCGAATCAACCTGCTCGATCAGTGAAAGCCAGGAGGATGCCGTTTATTTCGTGGTACGCCGCGTTATCAACGGGCAGACGGTGCGATATATAGAGCGCCTCGCCAGCAGGCTGTTCACCTCTACAGAGGATGCTTTCTTTGTCGACTGTGGGCTGAGCTATGACGGTCGTAACACCTCGGCGGCTACGATAAAAATCACCGGTGGTGATGATGATTGGGATTATCGGCAGGAGTACACGTTAACCATGACCGGCGGCCTTGGCTTCACAGGTGCGGACGTCGGAGCGCAAATCCAGATCCCTTACGTTGGGCAGGACGCAAACGGAAACCCGCAGGACATGGAGTTACGCTGTAACATTACCCAGCTTACAACTGCTAACGTCGTGAAAATATCTGCCAGTAGAAACATTCCCCCAGAGCTTCGAGATACTGCTGTCACTAACTGGCAGATGGCACGTCAGACCTTCTCCGGGCTTGGCCACCTTGAAGGGAAAACGGTAAGCATCCTTTCTGATGCCAACGTCGAACCTCAAAAGGTCGTAACTGGCGGGGCGGTAACTCTCGAATCCCCAGGCGCGGTGGTGCATATCGGCCTGCCGTATACCTCCCAGCTTGAAACCCTTGACGTTAACATCAACGGCCAGGAAACACTGCTGGATAAAAAGCAGCTAATCACCTCTGTTTCGCTGGTGGTAAATGCAAGCCGCGGGATCTGGGCAAGTACACCGGGCGGGCAGTTTTATGAATATCCGCAGCGCGAATTTGAGTTCTACGATGATCCGGTTGATGACGCCACCGGCAAGGTAACGCTGAAAGTAGACAGCACGTGGGGTCTAAATGGGCGCATCATCGTGCGCCAGCAAGACCCTCTGCCTCTTTCAGTGCTGGCGCTCATCCCGGCGCTGACTGTAGGAGGACGAAATGCTTGATGTTCGCATAGTGCCAGCAGAACAGCGCCACATCGAAGAGATGTTGCCCCACGTCCGGCAGGCTGACATTAACGAGTTCCTCGCCATTTCCGGCCAGACACCGCGCGAAGTAATGGAGCACGGGCTCCGCATATCCACCTTCTGCTGCGCCGGGATGGTCAACGGAAAAGTAGTAACGCTATTCGGCGTAGCGCCTGCCTCTATTCTGAGTGGGCGCGGCATTCCGTGGCTCGTTGCCACTGACGATCTGCAGAAATACCAGCGCCCGTTCCTGCGTCGCTGCCGCCACGTAGTCAATGCAATGCTGATGCCTTATCCGTATCTTGAAAACTATGTTGACGAGCGTAACAACGTAGCAAAAGCGTGGCTGAAATGGCTCGGTTTTCACCTAGAAGATCCGGTGGCCTATGGCAAAGAGCGGCGACCCTTCCACCGCTTTTACATGGAGAAAAAATAATGTGTAACCCGGCAATTGCTCTCGCCGCTGTAACTGTTGCATCTACTGCATACAGCGCTTACAGCCAGAACCAGCAGGCGAAATATGCCTCTGCGGTTGCTAATCAAAATGCTGATATCGCCGAAGCGCAGGCCGACGACGCCATTAATCGCGGCAATGCGCAGGCCGATGAAATTCGCCGCCGAAACCGTCTTGCTCAGGGGAATCAGGCCGCTGCTATTGCCGCCAGTGGCGGTGATCTAAGTACCGGTGGATCTCTGGATATCCTGGGCGACACTGCTCAGTTTGGTGAACTGGACGCGTTGACGACCGTCAATAACGCCAGTCGTGAGGCATACGGCTATCAGACACAGGCCGCAAATTACCGAGCTCAAGCGAGTTCAGAACGCTCTCAAGCCAGTATGGGGCTTTTCTCTACTCTGCTTACAGCCCCGCTTAATGCCTATGGCGCTTATAAGATGGGTGGCGGTTCCTGGAGCCCGTTCACTCAGAGCAAGGCTGCGCCAATAAGCGCTGCCGTCGGCACGCCTACCGGACGTTAAGGAGAGAATCATGCCAGTCGTACCAACCGTCACCGGTCGCCAGGTTGAGAGCCGCGGATACTCTTCGCCGGGATTGCAGGCACTGCCGCAGCCGAATGTCGGCGATGTGATTGCTGACGCCTCTCAGAAATATGCCGGTGCATTTGCTGAAGCAAAACAGCGAGCTAATGTCGCGATGACGCAGGATGCCAGTCTGCAACTGAATGCCGTCGGCAATGATTTATTGAACAACCCTGACAGCGGATTCATGAATCTTCAGGGTAAAAACGCCATAGGCAAAAGCCAGGAATACACCCAGCAGTTTGACCAGCAGGTTGAGCAAATTGCCGCACGTCTGCCGGACGAGCAGGCTCGCAATGCTTTCTTGCAGCAGGCCCAGCAACAGCGAATGAGCTTCACCACCCAGGCCGGTCGGCATGAAGCGGGTCAGGTTCGGCAGTACGAAGCTGGCATGCAGGAAGCAACGCTGAAAACCCTTACCACGCAGTTCATGAATCCAGAAATGGCTAACGTTGCCGGACTGACTGCCAGGAACAGCATTATTGCCTATGGCAAAGCCCACGGGCAGAGCGATGAAGAGATAGAGCAGAACTGGATTTCGTGGCGTGAAAATGCGGCGAAAGGTGCATCTGAGGCCTGGTATGTGCCGATGTATCAGCAGATGCTGGGGCCAGGCGGCAAGATTCAGGTGACGGACACACCTACGGAAGCGCAACTGTTTTCCGCGATGATCTGGAATGAGAGTGGTGGCAATCAGTACAGCAAAGACGGCGCTCCCCTTGTGTCGCCGAAAGGCGCGGTGGGCGTGGCGCAGGTGATGGAGGATACCGGGCCGGAGGCTGCGCGTCTGGCTGGTCTGCCATGGGATCGCGATAAATGGCTGAATGACCCGCGTTATAACGCAAAACTCGGGCAGGCTTATTTCGGCGCCCAGATGAAAAAATACGGCAATAACCCGGTGCTGGCGGTGGCGGCATATAACGCCGGACCCGGTGCGGTTGATGGCTGGATTGAAAAAATTGGAGATCCTCGGACCGGCGAAGTCAGCAATGAGCAATTCGCGGCGGCTATTCCCTACGAAGAAACCAGAAATTACGTGGCGAAAGTTACCGGCAGCGCGGCGGCTATCCCCGGCGATGCGACGATGGAGAACCTGATTTCACAGCCGTGGTGGAATGCCATGAGTCCGGCCAGCAAAGCTCAAATGATGAGTAAGGTGGCAGGTCTCTACGATATGCAGGCATCTGCCGGTCGCGTAGCGCTGCAAAGTCGGATGCAGGATGATCTGGCCCGCCTTGAAGCTGGACAACCGGTAGATCCAATCAGCGCGCGTGAGTGGGCAGCGGTCATGCCGTTGCAGGCCGCCCCTGCAGAACGCATGCAGATGGAGAAAACCTACCAGCAATATCAGCAGGCCATGACCCTGCAGCCAGTTTACCAGTCAATCATGCAGGGTAACGTGCAGCAGGCGACGGCGGCAGTGCAGGCGCTACAACCGCAGGAAAACGACGCCGATTTCAAATATAAGCAGGAGCTGTACGCAACAGCTCAGTCAAAGCTGAAACAGGTGCTGAAGGCGCGCGAGTCGGATCCTGGAACCTGGCTGCAACAATATTCTCCGGTGGTCCAGAGTGCGTTTGCTGAATACCAGAACAACCAGGCATCAGGTGAATATCTGGTGTCGCGCATCCAGTCCGAGAAAGACCGGCTGGGCATCCGCAGCAAAAAGGTTCTTCCCGACACGATGGTAAACAGCCTGCTTGAACGCATCGATAATTCTCAGGAATCGAGCGTCACCGCGATCCAGTCGGTGGCGCAGTCGTTCGGGAAATACTCCGATCAGGTGATGCAGCAGGTGCAAAAAAATGCCTTCCCGGCGCTACAGGTTGTGATGGCTACAGAAAACCCGCGTGCAGCCAACGCACTCTGGCAGAACCGCGGCGTTAAAACGGCTGACCTGCGGGGAAGCTTCGAGAAGCCTGATGTTGATAAAGCTGATTCATCGTGGAACGATCAGGCTAAAGACTTCGCCAGCACGATGGTTGTACAGCCCGGCGGCACCGCCGTTTGGAACAACTTCAACGAGCAAGGCAAGCGCCTGACGTATATCAACATGCAGCGTGGCATGTCACCGTCTGATGCGGCGAAACAGGCGTATCAGGACATTCTGGGAGAGCAATACCAGACCAGTGGAACGTGGCGCCTGCCAAATCGCACCGGGCTTGATCTGCGCGACGTAACCGACGGCGCAAACGCCTACCTTGAAAATCTGTCAGCCGAGCAGATTATGCCGCTGATAGGCGACCCTCGTCTGCCAGAGTCGGTCAACAAAGAGCAAAGCCTGTCTCGAATCAAAGAGAGCGCGCAGTGGGTTACGAACAGCAATGAAAGCGGGCTTACTCTGATGATGAATGGCCTGCTGGTGAACGGTGCCGACGGCAACCCGATCACCGTTCCATTCAGCGATCTGGCGAAACTGGGAACAGGCAACCGATCTACCTGGAACAAACTGACCAAATTTATCGACACGTCAGTGAAATACACGCCAGGCCAGTCGAAAAATTACAGCGTAGAGAGCCAACGCGAAAACATTCTCGACATCCTCCAGAACGGCCAGCAGTCAGGACGATAACATGACAATTTTTACAGAAGATCCGGGCACAGGCATTAACCAGCCCATCAGTAACGCGCCTGCCGGTCTGGGTGAATCGCTACTCTCTTCATTGCAGCAGGGATTTGAAGAAGGCCCGGTCATGTCGGGTATTCGGTTCTCTTCCGCTGACAGGCTGGCGAACGACCCTAACTCTGCAATTGTCAGCAAGCAGGAGGCTGAGGAGCGGCTCAAGCAGTATGGCGTTAAAAGCATCAACGTGCCGGACAACGGTGTAACAAAAGCGTTTCTCGATCACGTGGTGGAAGAGCGCCAGAACTCACTGGCTCGCCAGCAGATCGCCATGTCTGCGCCGAGTGGCTGGGCGGCGACGCCGCTTAATTTCGCGGCCAGCCTGGCGGGCTCGATGGCAGATCCCGGAAACGTGGCTCTGGCGCTGGTGCCTTTCGCTGGCGAGGCGAAGGCGGCTTCTGTGGCAGGGCGTTTTGGGGAGCGCCTGTTGGCCGGTGCGCGCATGGGCGCAGCTCAGGCTGTGGCGACAGTGCCGTTAACTGCCCAAGCGGCGGCGGCCGATGGCGATGATTTTACCTACGGAAACGCGCTGGAAAGCACCTTTTTCAACACGATGGCGGGCGGTCTGATGCATGCAGGCGGCGGTATTATCGCCGACCTGGTGCGCGCGCGTCGCCCGGCAGGTGCAGGAAATGATACCGCCGCTCCGCTGGCGCAGGCGGATATTCAACCAGAATCTCAGCCAACGCCGGTTATAACACCGGACAACATCCCGTCTGGTGTAAATATCCCTGAGCGTGGCACAAATGCGGATTTGGCTGCTGCCATTTCCAGCGAGGCTGAGAGCTATGCCTATAGCCGGGCTTATGATGACGTGGTACCTGAATACATGGCGCGCCAGCAGGAGTTACAAACCGGCCAGATAGACAACGTTGCTGACCTGCGCACCGAACTTTCCGCCAACCTGCGCCGCGCTGATGAGTTAGACGCTACCCTGCAACAGCGTACAACGGAATACCAGGGCCAGCGGATGAAGTTTAAGGAAGCTCGCCGTCTTGCGCAGAAGGATATCGATGCCGAGAAAGCCCAACTCGCGGCCCGCAATGAAGATATAAACCAGGCACTTGAGCGTAATGCCGCCGCCGAGCAGGCGCGTGGCCGGCAGGCACAGCTTTCCCGCGGCGAGATACCAGACGACCTGAAAGTCACTATCGCCGAGCGCGCGCAGCAGATCCGCGATGGCATGCAGATGTCGCCGGTCGCCGGTGCAGTGCGCACCGCCGCCAGCGCTATCAGGGAGGCAGACTGGACCGTCAACCAGCAGGCTTACCGCGCCGCGCTGGCGCACATGATGGAAGGCCGTAGCCCGGACGTTGAGCCTTTCTATGAGCTGCATAAACCGGTGCTGCGCGAGCGCGCTATCCAGCGCATACAGAACCCGGTGCGGCAGGTTGATGAAACGGCGCGCCCGGTTAGCGAAACTGCCGATCGCGTTTATCAGGAAACGCAGAAAGCAGATCATGAGCTGACAGCCGCCGCAGCTGATCTTGAGAACGAATTCAATATAAGCAACGCGCTGCTGGATGATATCGCTGTCGATAATCCGGAGCTCGCGGCCACGATGCGCGAAAACCTCAATGCTATTCGCGATGAGGCCAGCGACAATAGCATGAGCAACGCTTTCCGGGCATTTGCTGCCTGTATGATTAACCGGGGGATCTGATGGCTGCCAACGAATTCCTGACGCAATGCGAGCGCACTGTTAACGCCGCCGCTGGCCGCGAGCTGTCGGCTGATGAAATGGAAGGGCTGGTGCGCGATATGCGCGACACAACAAACCGTATACTTGCCAGCAACGAGGCGCTGTCACTCGAAGAGGCAGCCATGCGTGCCGCCGAAGAACTAAGTAACGCTGACATGCTGGCAAAACAGATTGAAGCGCGCAATAAAGCGATTAACACACGCGTGGCGGCTCAGCGACTCGGCGAGCTGCGCACTATCTGGAAAGACCGCCCGGATATAGGACTGGAGGCGATACTGGTAGGGCGTAACGATGCGCGCACCGGGGCGCGCCGGTCAGTATCCTCAGAGGTGGCGCAACTTCGCGGGAAATATCACGCAGGCATCAATTACGATTTCGACCGAGCCGGACTGGTTAAATTCATCGCCAGCGGCAGCAACGACCGTGAAATCGCTGACGCAATGTGGCGAATTGGCCGCGGCGAATCTACCGAAGGAATGACGAAACAGTCGGTCAGTGCGGCGCAGATTATCATGAAGTGGCAGGAAGCGGCACGCATCGACGAGAACCGCGCTGGGGCGTGGATACGCAAAGAGCCGGGCTATATCGTTCGACAGTCGCATGACATCATGAAGATCCGCGCTGCCGGGTATGATGCCTGGCGCAATGCAATCCTTCCGCGCCTGGATGAGCGCACATTTGATGGCGTCGCCGACCGCGATCAGTTCATGCGGAACGTGTATAACGGTCTGGCCTCTGGCGTTCACCTGACATCAGAAAAGCCAGACTGGATGAACGGCTTCAAAGGCTCGGCAAATGCGGCGAAGCGCGCCAGCCAGGAGCGCGTGCTGCATTTCAAAGACGGGATCTCCTGGCACGAATACAATCAGCAGTTCGGAACCGGCAGTCTGCGCGAAGCATTATTCGGCGGCCTTAACAGCGCGGCGCGCAATACAGGCATGATGCGCATGTTGGGAACCAATCCCGGCAATATGTTCAAATACCTCACAGACACGCTGGCAGAGGACGTAAGCAAGTCGGGTAATCCGGCGGCCCTGGCTGACTACATGACCAAAGTTCGGCGCCTAAATCGCACGGTTATGCCGCAGGTTGACGGCTCGCTGAATATCCCTGGCAGTGTTGGATGGGCCAATGCCTCAGCCGCGGTGCGCGGCTGGTTGCGTATGAGCCAGCTCGGTGGCGCCGTTATCTCTTCATTCAACGACGTGCCGATCGCCGCTACTGAAATGCGCTACCAGGGGCAGAACTTTATGCAGGCGGTGCTCGGCGCCATGAAAGGGCGTTTCTCCCGGTATAACAGCGCAGAGCAGAAAGAGATCCTGTCGTCCATCGGCGTTTATTCTGACGCCATGACGCAGGAAATCATCCGGCGCATCTCCGGCGACGACTCGCTTACCGGGAAAATGGGGCGCGCCCAGCAGCTGTTTTTCAAATATAACCTGATGAATTTCTGGACCGAGAGCGGACGCAACTCCAATGCTCTGATGATTACCAACTGGCTGGCTAAAAATGCTGACCAGCCTCACGGCAGCCTGCCGGAAGACCTGCGGCGCGTACTCGACCTGCACGGTATCGGTGACCGGGAATGGGAAATTTTCCGCAACATGGACATGGCTGACAGCGAGGGTCGCAAGTTCATGACGACCAGCGGCGTCCGTGGCGTGCCGGATGATGTGATTGCCCGGTATGTTGAAAGCAAAGGGCTGAACCCAACGGATCGCGCAATCGCCGACGCGCGCGACCAACTCGAGGGTCAGCTGCGCGGCTATATCCTCGATCGCCTGAACATTGCGATGTCCGAGCCTGGCGACCGCACACAGGCGTTTATGAAGATGGGCACTGTGCCCGGAACCGTGGCCGGCGAGGCGATCCGATTCGCTGGGCAGTACAAATCTTTTACAGCCAGTTTCATGCAGAACGTGCTCGGGCGTGAGGTTTTTGGCCGCGGGTATACCCCGGCGGGGCTCGGGGAATCGAAAACCACTTCGCTTACCAATGCGCTGATGCGTAACGGGAATGGCGCTTTCATGGGCGCCGCGAATCTCTTTGTCTGGGCGACTCTGTTTGGCTACGTCTCAATGCAGGCAAAGCTGATGCTGAAAGGGCAGACGCCGCGCCCGGCAGATGCGAAAACGTTTCTTGCGGCTGCGGCACAGGGTGGCGGGCTCGGCATCCTCGGGGATTTTATGTTCGGCGAGGTAAACCGGATGGGGGCAGGTCCGGTAACGTCTCTTATGGGGCCGGCGGCGTCCAACGCTGACAGCATCATCACGCTGCTGCAGCAGACCACGCGCGGGGAGGCAGATTTGGGAGACTGGTATCGAACGACGCTGGACAACACGCCTTTTCTTAACATTTTCTGGCTGCGCACGGCGATGAACGGTTTGATCCTGAACCGGATACAGGACTCTCTGGACCCCGGATCGCTTGAGCGTTATCAGCGTCGCGTAGAGCGGGAGCAGGGCAACGAGTTTCTGCTGCCACCATCACAATTCATGCTGGGTAAATAAACAAATGGAAAGGCTTAAATTTCTGGAACTATATCTGTTTATGGTGGCTTTCTTTCTGTATCCGAGCATCACTATGCTCTTTTTCGATAAGTCGAAAATAACCGCTATCGACTTCCTGCTAATACTGTTTTTTTGGGCGTGCGGGGTGGGACTGGTTGTGATGGGAGTTGGCAGGCTGATAGAGATAAAGCGTAAGAGATGGTGACATGTCACATGGCCGCCGAAGCGGCCATTATTTTATTACAGCGCGCCACTGCCGCCCGGTCGGGAATCAGCTGAACGACCACCACAGCGTGAACCATCAGCAGCAGTATCATTGTCATGCTGACAGTTACCAGCGAATGATGGTGTAGCAGAACCCAGAGATAACAGAACGAACAGCACAGAGATTGCTTTTTTCATCTTACGGTACCGTATGTAGGCCATCGGAATAATGGCCTAACTATTTTATACCCTAAAGGTATTGTGGCAATACTCCCTTTATCATGCATAACCAAAAAGGTAAACATGATCAGCCTATTACCTTTCTGAACTAACGAATGCTCTTCTTGAGGCTCAGGACGCAGTAGTCAAGATGGGTCTGAATATCACTCAGGGAAACCTGCGTACTGGTGACATAATTAACGAGGGCCACCAGTTCGGCGGCGGCGCCGCTTACATCATGCCCATCTTTCTCGAGCTCTCTGATAAGCTCCATTAGATGCGATTTTTCAACCAGTTCCATTACACCCTGCGGGCTATTCAGCGCCCCCAACTTTCCCTCATCAAGAGGGTGATGATACTGCGACATGCCGCCTCCTTCATCTAAGTACTGTATATATATACATATATCAGAAGGCTGCGATTTACTCCAGTAAAATCACCTTACCAATAGGGTAATTTGTTGCCCTCTGCGTGGTAATGATAATTCATAATAGGTTTGTCAGGTTATAGAATGCTCATATGCATTGCGCGAAGGGCGCGGCCATACTGGAGCTGATGACATGACCGTTTCGACCGAAGTTGACCACAACGATTACACAGGCAACGGGGCGACTACCAATTTTGACTACACGTTCCGTGTTTTCAAAAAAACGGATCTGGTGGTTTCTGTTCTCGACCTTGATAACAACCTAACTGAGCTTATCCTCGATACTGACTACACCGTCACTGGAGCTGGTGGCTATAAAGGAGGTAAAGTCATCCTCAGCGCGCCACTGGCGAACGGCTGGAAAATTTCTATCTCCAGAGACGTGCCGTTAACTCAGGAAACAGATCTGCGCAATCAGGGCAGTTTTTTCCCGGAGGTTCATGAAGATGCTTTCGACAAACTGACGATGCTCATACAGCAGGTTTGGTCGCGCTTCACGCTCGCATTACGCAAACCCAGCAGTCTTGCAAACTGGTACGACGCGCTGGGAAATTACATACGTAACTTGAAAGACCCTCGCGATCCACAGGATGCTGCAACAAAAAATTATGTTGACACAGTTTCAGTTGGTAATTTTTACCGTACGTTGCGCGTACCTGACCCGTTTATAGCGCAGTTACCACCTTTAAGTGACCTTGAAGGAAAGGTAATAGGCATCGTTGGCGGCCAGCCAGTCGGGTTAGTACCTTCCTCGGGATCTGCATCAGATGTACTGATTGAGCTGGCAAAGCAGGGCAGTGACAAGCGAATAGGATCATCCTATGGAGGCACAGTTTACACTGACTATCAGCCCTCACAACTTCGCAAAAAGTATCAGTTTGGCATCCCTGGTAGCGTCAACTCACAGCGCGAAGCTGTCTTTTATCCTGCTGAAAATCTCTGGTACATCAGCAAGTCAACCGGCTTTCCTGTGACAATACCATCATCTCCCGACAGCAACTGGCGATGCGTCGGAATGCTTAACGGCTATCCGATTTACGATGTAAGAAACTGGGGGCTGGTCGGTGACGATTCTACTGACAATACGGCGAGATGGATATTGATGAACCAAAAGATTGCCGGCAGCAATCTGGTAATTGATTTCCCTGCAGGGACGTATCGTTATACGGATATTGGCAATGTGAAATTAAACCGCACAACATACCGCGGGGCAGGAAGCTTACGGACGGTATTTAAGTGCATGGCAACTTCCTCAATCACCACCGCTTTTAAGGTGGATGCATGGCCTGACCCTACAGATCCTAACCAGCCGTTTCTTGACGGGTTCCATATGTGCGGCATCCATGTTGAGGGAAACCAAAATTCCGCCTCGGCAATTGATGTTCAGGGGCTGTCACGTTCCATTTGGGACGATGTAACTTGCTGGGGCTCGCAGACAGGTATGTTTCTTCGTGCTTCGTCCCTGAACAACTTCAACAACCTTATGTGCAGTAAGTACCGTAACATTGTAGGCCAGACTGTAAATGTCCCTGTTCAGGGTCTAGTCATAACCACGGGTTACCGTGCGGGAGCTTTTCAGGGATCACCTTCAAATAACTTGTTTACGAACTTATATATGGAGGGGATGCAACGAGGGATGAATATGCTGTATGGAGACCAGAATACATTCATCGGTGGATCCTGTGAGGCCAACACAGACTATGGAACAAATATAGCCCTGGGTTGCCGATATAATACCTTCATCGGAATGGGTAATGAAAACCTGAATGCTACAACTGGCGATTTTATTGATAAGGGCACATACACCAAGTTCATTAACTGCTATTCCAGCCATAGGATGGTTATGCAGGGTAAGAACTGCGTTATTGATGGTGGCTATTTTGAAAGGGTTGATATCCAGTCATCAGCAGTAAGCAATGAGGTTAAAAACATCACGGTTAATAACTGGAATAGTGGTTCTGGCGGGTTCATCGATAGTGGGATAGGTACTATTGCATACAATATTTACGATGCTGACATTCCCGACTATATAAACTCAACTGATGTACGGCATTCTGTAACGTTAACCACATCATCAGTATCTGGCGGCACAAATGGCGTATGGGATAACACAACGAGATTGCCTGTAACATTCTATATCGGAGGTTCTACCAGTACATTTACTCAGGCGTTGATATTGCGTGGTGGAGCTGGGGGAGACTCAGTAGCTATCCCCCTTACAGGCACGCAGCAGATTCACCTCGAAGCTAAAGACAGGATATCTCTAACGTGGGCTACTGGTGTTACAGCTCCGGTTTGTAGTTATCGCGCTAAGCGTGGCTATAACTAAAACCACCTCAATGAGGTGGTTTGATAATTCCTGAACTGGTAAGGCAATCCAGCATCGCTTTCGTCCTTTTTTCAGCCCCAGCGCGATTAAGGTGATAGGCGGTGTCATAAAATAGTGTCGGTTCCAGGTTTACTGACCATGGACTGCACATCATTTCAACACCAACAGAAGACATGGACGTCTTTACTTTATCTATCCACTCAACAGACTGTTTGTCATCCTTGTTGAAATATTTTGTTTTCATTGTTGTGGGCCAGGTAAGAACTGCCTTCGCGCCAGCAGACTCAACTTTTCTTACCAGGGCTGACACAGAATCTATCCCATAATCCGTGACGTTTGAATCTTTCATGTAGTAAAGGCCAGCCCTGTTTTTGTCAGGATCGTTAATCAGCGGAAGGGCATCCCTTTTATTTACATTAGGCGCAAGAATATCGCCGTAGTCATCAACAGACCTATAGTCATACTCATGAAAACTACCATCATACTTGTATGACTTTATTTCGATTTCATCATGCAGCTTTGACTTGTATGAGCTTCCATGCTGGATATACCAGTTTGATAATGCACCTGATACTACTTTTCGTAGCTCAACGTGAGACATGAAATTTAAATACTGTGTCGGGCTAACCCATCTCAGGTAATCGCTTCCCCATGCCATTATGTTATCTATAAACCAATTATTATATGGGTCTTCAAGAGTATAATAGTTTAACTCAACAGGAATTATTACGATGTCTCCTTTTTTTACATTCCGCTCTACAACCCATTCATAGAAATGCATATCGAGAGATGCATGCATTGCAAGGTTTACAACTGGCATGTTGGTTTCTTTGCTGATTAGAGCGCCGTCGAACCCAAACAAACCGTTAGAGCCCGACAAGACAACGAGTCGCGGACCTTTTGTTTCGCTACTTATTTGCTCTTTCTTGATAAAAACATCCTTCAACCACCACGAAGCAATGCCTGGTGCATTCATGCTGTACTGAAAGAGCCTGTTATAGAGCCCTAAAGCAACAATTGCTGACGCGAAGAATAGTCCAATTTTTATTTTGTTATTCATAGCAACCTCAGAATGCTGCGTAGATGAACGCGGCAGCAGAGGCACCGCCAAACATAAACATCAGCGATGACATCAACGCAAAGCCTGAAAAAACAGATCGCAACGCCCCAACTTTTCCCGAGCTTATTAACTGAGCGGTGTTTTTTACCGTGAACACAAGCAGCAAAGCTATAACGCAATAGGCGGCAGCATACGTTGTGATCTGGTTAGGGGTAAACACAGATTTAAGCAGGTTCCAGCTATTGTAAGGGTCGCGATACGCCCACTGCCAGAACGCGGATGCATCCGGCTTTATCATTGCTGAAAATATTTCATAGGCAGATTGCACGCTTTCAGCTCTGAATGGTATCCAGGAAAAGTTAATAAACAGGAATGTTATCAACCACCCAGCTATTGAAGGCATGCTAAAACCTGCCTTATCCCAAAGGACATTGATTGCCGTTGCCATACCATGCATCAAACCCCATAAAATGAAGTTGAGCTCACTGCCATGCCATGCCCCACTAACCAGAAAGGTAATAAGCAGGTTCGAAATAGTGCGAGGCAATCCCTTACGACTACCACCAAGAGGGATATAGACATAATCCCTTAACCAGGTGGACAGTGAAATGTGCCATCTGTTCCAGAAGTCCCTGATATTAACGGCTTTATAGGGAGAGTTAAAATTATCAGGTAGGCGTATTCCCAACAATAAAGCTGCACCGATAGCAATGTCAGAATAACCAGAAAAGTCGAAGTAAATTTGCGCCGTGTAAGACAGGCTAGTTACCCATGCCTCAATGAAGTTTAGAGTGTCGGTATGAGAATACCCCACATCCGCGTATCTTTCGAATAATCCTGACAGCACAACTTTCTTAAACAGCCCAATTGATATCACTGTCAGACCAAGCAGTACCATTGAACTGTTTATAAATGTGCGGGAGTTTATTTGTGGTATAAGAGACTGCCATCGAGTTATCGGGCCAGCTATCATTTTTGGGAAAAACAGGATGTAATACAAATAATCAAGGAAACTTGATGATTCTATTTTCCCCTTATACGCATCAACGATAAAAGAAATTTGCTGAAAAACAAAAAAACTTATCGCAATAGGGGTAGCGATTTCTAATTGAAAATTATTATTTATTAGGTGTTTATATTTAAAGTAGCATAACAGCGCAACGTTTAACACTACTGATAAAATCATTGATGCGCGTTTACCCTCTCCTTTCTGTATGGTTCGGAATGAAAGATATGTTGCCGCGCACGATAACATCAAAAAGACAGACGAATTTCCGGCCAGCTGATAATAAAACCAAGCTGATGCAGTTGTGATAAAAAGCTTTGAATATATATAGCCTATCTTTTTCAAGATAAAGTCTATAAACGCAACAGAAGGTAAGAAAAAAATTATAAATTGCAAAGAATTAGGAGTCATCACAGGCACCATCATAACTTTTTTAAGGATCTTATCACCTTTAAGGTAACTTTGTTAAGACCAATCTGAGGTAATATTATCCGAATGTGGTTTATTGTGTATTATGGAATCACCAACTAAGGGGGTTCTTATGCACATTAAACGGTGGTTACAATGTCAACCACGATGACAGCAGGCACACTAAATCAGTCTCTTAGCATTGGCGCGCTGGCTTCTGTGTTGGCCGGAGTGCCTCCGGAGGTGGCGTTGGGTGCGCTGGCAGGCGCGGTAATATTTGTTACATCGGCGGTTGAGTACCCCATTAAAAGACGGGTACTGCTGGCTGTTCTCAGCTTCCTCTGTGGCCTTCTTTTTTACAAAGCAACAGCGGCCATTCTCATTGGCATTGCCAGCCTTATCCCGACGATTACGCAGGACTCTTTTGAAAAAGGGATAGTGTTCGCCGCTGGCGCTTTCGTCTCGTCTATTGTGGCTGTACGCATTGGCATCTGGCTCTATCACCGTTCTGAAAATCCACGCGACCTGATCCCGGGGAGAAAAGACGATGACCAGCCCTGAAATGCTGCTCCTTCTTAACGCCATCATCTGCGCGGGGATCGCCATCCGTGTCCTGCTTTTTCGCCGGGAAGGTGCACGCCACCGCTGGTGGGGCGGCTGGTTGGCCTATGTCGTGATTGTTGTGGCCGCCAGCGTCCCCGTGCGGACCTTCTACGGCTATTACATCCTCCCTGACTGGTCCGACGTAATTATCAAAGCGGTATTTCTCGCCGCGCTGATAAAGACGAAAGGCAATGTCGTTCAGATTTTCAAAATATCGAGGTCCCAACATGGACATTAAAACGTTCCAGAAAGCTGCTGGTATTTCCCCGGAGCTGGCCGCGCGCTGGCAACCGCACATCGTTGCAGCAATGGCTGAATTTGGCATTAAAAAGACAGTCGATCAGGCGATGTTCATTGCGCAGGTAGGGCATGAGTCGGCTGGCTTCACTTCGCTGGTAGAAAGCTTCAACTACAGCGTTGCTGCCTTGCGGATTACCTTCTCCAATCGTCTGTCGATGGATCAGATCAACGCGCTCGGTCGCAAGCCTTACGAAAAGTCTCTGCCGCTGGAGCGCCAGCGCGCAATCGCAAATCTGGTATACAGCAAGCGTATGGGGAATAACGGTCCCGGCGATGGCTGGAATTACCGCGGGCGCGGCCTGATCCAAATCACCGGGCTGACCAATTACCGCGACTGCGGCAACGGCCTCAAAGTCGATCTGGTGTCTCAGCCTGAACTGCTGGCGCAGGACGATTACGCCGCGCGCAGCGCTGCCTGGTTTTTCATGAGTAAAGGCTGCATGAACTACCCGGGCGATGTTACGCGCGTCACACAGATCATCAACGGCGGGCAGAACGGTATCGACGACCGGCGAGCGCGGTTTAACGCAGCATGCAAGGTGCTCTGATGTCGGCGCTATGGGTTTTTGTCAAAGCATGGTGGAAACCGTTGCTGTTTATAGCACTGCTCGCGACGGCATTTTATTACCGGACGGCGCTCACAAAAACAGAGGCATCTTTAACCGAAGTTAATCGTGAATTAAAACTGGCTAAAGATGATATAGCGGACATGCAGCGTCGCCAGCGCGACGTCGCGGCACTCGATGAGAAATATTCTGGAGAACTGGCAGATGCTCAGGGTAAGATTGATCAGCTTGAACGTGATGTTGCTGCTGGCCGTCAGCGGCTGCGCCTCAACGCAACCTGTGGAAAGAACGCAGCGACCGGCGCCACCGGCATGGATGATGGCACCGGCCCCAGACTTACTGACGCCGCTCAACGGGATTATTTCACCCTCAGGGAGCGAATAGAGACCGTCACCAGCCAGCTCAATGGACTTCAGCAATACGTCCGCGATCAATGTCTGAAATGA